GCCATAACCTTCAGCGATACTTTCTGAACGTAATTTCATAGCATCTTTTTTCTTAGGATAAATATATCCGCCGCCTTTTTTGCCGGTTAAAACTATTGATGAAGCAATCTGAACATTTCTTCCATTCCTCCCTGATTTAGAACTCTTAGCTGGAGAGATCACCAGTTTTGCTCCAACAGGTCCAAACTGCATAGCTTTTACTTCTAAATACCTAGCCGCTCTTGATATTTCAGGAAGTCTATTTTTTAACTTCTCTTCAGCAGCATTTATCGCTCTCATCTGAGCAGCTTGTAATCTTAATGGTAAAATTTGTGTATTAAGAGCGGCGTATTCCATTTGAGCACTTGCTGTTTTATTAATTGAAATTTTAAGCATTCTCTACAACCTTCCTGCAAGTCAAAAGGACTTGTCTGACTTTACCATTAAATCCAATTTGTTTATGGATATTTACAATCTCCACAGGTCCAACTTCAATAACATTGCCATACTTATCAACCACATTTCTGATGCGATTGCTATACGAAGCATAAGCTGCATCTTTGTAAGAAATATAAAATTCTATTTCATCAATATTGTCCGTATATGGGTATGTTCTTCTTTCCGAAGACATCGCCTGATATAAGGCTTTAATTGTCCCAGCTAAAGCGTATGTTGTCGCCCTTTGCCCTGCTGCATTTACAGTTGTTGTTTTTGTATAAACATCAATCTCATGCGGAAGTTTTAAAAAAGTTCCGTTAGACATTTAAACCACATAGTCCATTACAAACAATGTATAGTCCATCAATAAAACATCGGCATCAATATTTCCGGTGGATTCGTAGAATGACACATCTTTCTTAGTTTCGTATTCAATAGTGTCCATGTCAACACGATAAATTCCATGCCTTCTGTATTCAGAATCATCGTTCATCATATCTTCTAAAAGTAGGTCAGCGGCTTGCTCAATATTATTTGGAACAAATTGCCAGCCAAAATCACCTTCAATTTTATAATCATCTTCAGCATCAAACTTGGCAGTTGCAATAAGAGTCTGGATACTATCTAATAATGATTTCTTATATTGTAGATAATATGTGCTACCAAAATTATGAGGCTCTTTAGTTTTTTCAATATTATTTAAAGTTGCATCAGTGTAATCATGTACAACAGCCTGGTCTGAATCCCCAACATTGACTGTTACTTTTCTCAAAGTAGAAATTGGAATAGGGAGGTGAATTACTTTTTTACCAGAGCCTTGAATTTCTATATATTTATTTGGAAAATAATCAAAAGATTGACCACAAAAAGTATTAATAATATTTCTTACTTTCTTTTCCATTTTATCAAATTTATCCGACCAATCTGTTTCTAGTTCTGGGTGGTCTTCAAAAAATGTATCACTATTAATATACGGAGTGTAAACATTTATGTATTGAGATTGCGCATATGATGTTCCACTTACAGTGTAGGTAAAATCGGCTCTATACTTCCCCGCTGAATTTAAAATATAAATACCAGAAGCTTGCTGACCATATGTGATCGTATAAATGCCAGTCCCTGTTCTTGTCGCATTAGTTGGCCCACTTACCAATGAACCAAATTCATGATAAAGACTTACAGATACAATATTAGATGTAGGGTCGCTCGGTAAAGTAATAGTTAATGTCTTACTTGTGTTTATTTTTACATCATCCATAATATTCAATTATAACAGAAAAGCTGTTCCAACCCCTAGAAGGTTTGCATAGCAACTGATACTTCTAAATCAGCAAGATTAGTATCAAGATTTGCATTACCTATCGCGTCTGATATGTTAAAAGAAACAATTGTATTACTAGCATCTTTGTAAAATAAGATACCATCAGCATAGTTAATGGCAATTTCCCCATATTCCAAAGACGCTGGAGCATGCGTTGTCGTTCCAGAATTTTTAATTTTAATTACATTAGCCATTGGCTCTCCTAACTAAAAAGTACCACCGTCTACAGTAACATTGTCTAAGTTTGTTCCGCTTAATACAGTTGTGCCGTTTATTTTAAACACTTTCCCGCTAAGCAAATTGAAATGCTCTGATGAAGTCCAAGCATCTGTTGCATCAACCCAGTTAAGAGTTTTATCGCTTGCGCCTTTAATGGTAAAACCAGCACCATCTGCTGTTGTGTCTGTTGGAGTTGCAACATTTGCTAAAACAATATTTTTATCTTCAACAACCAAAGTTGCTGTGTTAAGAGTTGTTGTATTGCCTTGTACGGTCAAATCGCCAGTTACAGTAAGATTGTTTGAAATGGTAACATTAGCTGGGAGACTAAGTGTTACTGCACCAACACCAGAGTTTGATACTGCAATTTCATTTGCTGTTCCTGTCAAACCAGTTACAAGGGTTGTTGCCCTATCGCTAATTTGTGATGAGGTAATTGAGATTGTTGAATTAGATGCTGCTGTCAAACGACCTTGCGCATCTACTGTAAATGTTCCAACAGTACCGGCAGCACCATAACTTGCGGCCGTAACAGCTGTGTTATCAAGATTAATTGTAACAGTATCTGTAGCACCAGCCGATGATGTCAGTCCCGTACCGCCAGCAATTGTGAGAGTATCAGTGCCACTGGAAATAGAAACCGTGCCGCTATCACCAGCTGCTGTAAACGATGTTGCTACATTGCTAATTGCATTGTCAACATAAAGTTTAGTTGCTGCGTGCGCGTTAGCTGATGGTGTTGCGACAGAAACAGTTCCAGAAAATGTTTTATCTCCAGTAACCGTTTGGGATGTTCCAAGAGTAAGGTAAGCACCATAACCAGCAATGGCAATAACAGAAGTTGCCGAGCCTCCAGCGCCACCACTGCCTGTTCCGTAATAAAGAATATTATCCGCTTCGTTAAAAGCTAATTCTGCATTTTCTAGACTTGTTGGTGCGCCAGCTGATCCAGCTGATGACCTTCTTTTAATCCTTAGTGTATTTGCCATTAATAGTTTCCTCCATCCATAAGCAGATTTGCTGCGTTATGAACATGGTCGGCTCTAGCCGCCACATTGCTTGACCCAGCACTAGCAGTTCTTGCGATATCTGCTGGAGCCGTATTACTTAAACTTAAACTTGCTAAATTAATTGTCCCTGCCGATTGTGTCAAAACAGTTGTGTCATTTGTTTGCACAGTAATTGCTGTAATTTCACTAGCAACAGTAACATTTGAAATATCATTCGTAACGGAAAGAGAGGTTATATCGCCACTAGTTATCTGAACGGTAGTTATATCAGCAGCCATTATCGGCTGACCTCACCAGTGACTGTGCAAACTCCGGTTATAAGTGTTGTAACAGCATTACCGTTTGTTTCTTGAAAATCATACACATAAACTCCAGCCGCAATATTTGCCGTATTAGCTGAAGACAGAGACATAACAACAACGCCATTGGCAGCGCTGGTTATTTCTGATGAAAAAGTAGCGGCTGCAGTTTCTGAATTTCTTTTTTTTCTGATTTGACCAGTGTATGTCCGACTAGTAATATTAACATTAGCGTTAGCGCTATCTCTTATACGCAATTCATGAGCGTAAGTATCGCCTTGATATATAGTAATATTTCTAGTTGCAGCCATAATTACTCCTATGTAATTTTATATCAAATCACTTAAGAGAGCAAAGCCGCCCATGTTAATTCGTCAACTTCTCCAGTGATAGGAATAGATTTTGATTTTTGAAATTGCTTAACAACTTCTTGAGTTTTTGGACCAAAATCACCATCAGGGCGGCATTGAAAACCATGCTTAGTAAGTAAATCTTGTGCTTCTTTTACGGCTTTGCCTTTATAATCTTTAATAATTTTTGGTTTGCCATTTGCAATAGATGTATCTATTGTTTTTGGCTCTTGTGCTTTAGCGACAACAGTTTCAGCAACAGCTTTCTGCTCTGCTGGTGTGCCAAACATACCTGCTGGTTTGGGGTTAAGAGTAAGCCAATCCTTAACAGCTTGAGGAACAGCATCACCCTCTGTGTAGCGTATATGCCATGGTTCGCTTGGAACAACTTCCCAACTAAATCCAAATTTTAAAACATTAGCGATAAGCCATTTCAAACGCTTTGGCTCTCCGGCAGTATGAATATCTACAGCCAAACCTAAATTATGTTGACTCTTGCCTGGTGTAGCCAGCATAGCCATACCTTTTTTAAGATACCAAGTCTTACCTTCAAAAGTTTTTGTACTCTGGCCAGGAATTGGTTGTAATTGATATCTTTGTAAAAACCCAGCTTTCTGAGCGTCATAACTTCTATAAGTATCTCCCGAACTAGTCGGCTTCAATTCAACACCATCTTTTTTAGCAGCATCCACCATCGCATTCCATGCATCAGCAGCAAGGTAATGTAACTTACCTCCCTGCGGAATGTCACGGAGTAGCGATGGGTGGAGTTTGCCAGGTTCTACATTTTTTAAACTAATTGGTAATTTAACCGGAACAATGATGTCCCATTCAACTTTTTTATTCATGTAGACTCCTTAATTTAAATTATTTACCGCGACCAAAAGCTGGATCGTTTGGATTCAACCAACGCATAATAACTGGAACTAAACCAGCAAATGCTGCCGTTGCGATATCTTTTGGACTTGTGTTTCCCGTCATATAGACTGCAAGACCTGCTCCAACACAAGACCTAGCATAAGACGCTAACATTTTCTTATTATTCTCATTCAACAAACTAGACATTGATCATCCTCCTAGCACCCATTGGTGCCGACTACCATTATACAACATTGGCTATTAAAGGTAAATTAATCGGTATCGTTTTTAAATATTTGATGCACATAATGAACTACACAAGCCATTATCGTAGAAAATAAAGCAATCTTTTGCGTCATACCAGAAAGTGTGTAATAAACAACAACGCTTCCGGCAATTGTAAAAGCCAAACCAGCTGTTATATCCCAAAGTTTTTTAACAAAACCTAACAAATCAAATTTTTTCATCTCTATACCCTCCTCAATATAATACCTGAAAATGCTATTTTTAGCATAATCTGTATCATCATCTTCTCCGCCAGATATTTCTCCAGCCATTTCTTGCTCTTCTTCTTTTCTTGCAGCACGATTAGAATCTCCGCTAGGACTTCCCCCACCAGAATTTCCCCCAGAACCATTTGAACCAGCACCACCAGCTACAGCGTTTGCAGCAACAGTAGCAACTGCTGCCGCTGCTGCAATTAAAGACCTACGATCACCAGTGTCAACTACTGAACCAACAGCAATATAAGTATCAAATACTCCAGTAAAAACATTTATTTCTTCTTCAAATGATTCCTTAACTTCAACAGATGCTTCTATAAGTGCTTCAGATATAGCCGCTCCATCTTCTGCCGAAACTTCGGAAACAACAACTGCAGCAAAAACTTCTGTTGCTTGTTCACCGTCAATGCTTTCAAGAACTTTAGGACTCGTTGCCAGCTCTGTTGCTTGGTCACTAGGAATACCACCTTCCTGTTCAATTACCAACGTAACAACTTGTCCAACTTGCTCGCTTGTAATTGATTCTGATTCCAAAACATCAACGATGACCCCAAGTGATTCTTCGTTAAGTTCGTTGCCCAAGACGGCAGTAAAAGTTTCAATCAAAACCTCAGTACTTACTTCTTCGTCAAAGACTGCACCAAGAGCAGCACCTAAATTGTCTGCGGTAAGACCGTCTTTCAATACATCAACGATGAGGTCAATGGTTTCTGCATCGGAAAGATCTGCATCAAACACGCTGTCAAATACTGCTTCTGTTTCTGCTTGACTGAGATTTGTTTCAAGCAAGTCGCCAAGCACTTCCATAGTGTCCTCAACAGAAATGTCCTCATCAAACACAGCTTCCATAACTTTATCTAAATCGCCAGAACTAATTGGGCCATCAAAAATTGAATCCAAAGCCGCCACCATATTCTCAGCAGAAGTATCTTCAGAGAAAGCAGAATCCAAAACTGCTATAAGTTGTTCGCTAGTTATGTCTGCATCTAGCATTGTTGTCAGTGCTTCAGTAAATACATCTGCCGAAACATCTTCGGTAAACACGGCTTCTAAAACATTGTCAAGCTGAGTATCAGTAAGCTCCGCCCCAAGAAGTGTGTCAAGAACAGCACCAACTTCATCAGCAGTAATTTCAACGCCAGGCGTGAATGTATCTTCAAGAATGTTATCCAGTATTGCTGTCGTGATTGGCTCGTTGTCTTCTACATCGGTGACGGTATAATCATCTGGTGGAATTATTACTACTACCGTTCCGGGTTTTGTTGGGTCTATTACTATTAGGGGCAAAGTTGTGTCTGTTGGTTCCCACTCTTCTGGGATGGTTGTTTCGGTTGGTTCCCCATCTTCTGGAATGGTCGCTACTGTTTGTCCGGTTTCAGGCAATGTTTCTGTTGGAAGCGTCACCGTTGTGGATTCTGTTTCAGGGTCTATCACTATTACTTGTGGGAGTGTGGTACCTACTAGCCCTGGATCGGTCTCAGAGGGGTCTATAGGCTCTTCTGGGTCATTTTCTACAGTTGTTTGGGTTACTGGCTGGTTTGTTGTATTTATAAAAACAGTGGTGGTTGTGCTGCTTGTTGTGGTGGTAGATGTGGAAGTTGTAGAAGCGTCAGCGGTAGTCGTTGGTGCAACGGTTGGGGCTGTTGAATTATTGGATGGCACTCCGCCAAATGACGAGCAAGCTCCAGATACACATTTTTCTGTTGAACCATTTGTGTTATCAATAATCAATATTGGAGACAATGCGGTATCGCCAAGATTGAAAACAGCAAATCCTAATTTATAAATACCGGTAACTGAAACTTCATATGTTGATGTTTGCCAGCCAGTTGCGCCATATGAGTTTGTTGAATAATCTCCTGTTCCCGGATTTGTAAACCCAAGCAACGCATATGATCTAACATAATTGTTAACAGTAATAATTGGCTCTTCATTAGCCATAGAAGATACTGGAATTGTTGTTGTTGATTCAACAGTAGTCGGTGGAGCAACGGTTGTTGTTGACTCAACCGTAGTTGTTGGAGCAACAGTTGTTGCTGGGGCAACTGTTGTTGTTGACTCAACAGTTGTGGTTGGAGCAATTGTGGTTGTAGATGCAATTGTAGTTGTTGATTCAACTGTTGTAGTTGGGGCAATAGTAGTTGTTGACGCAAGGGTTGTTGTTGATTCAATAGTGGTTGTACTACTTGTGGTAGTAGTTGTTGGAGCGGTAGCTGAAACAAAAATTAATGATGTTATTGAACCGTCATTAAAAGGTACATAGTCTGTCCCCAAATAATTCCAAGACATTGTGTATGTAGTGCCAGCTGTTAATTCAACTTCTCTTGTAATCCACGCAGCGTCTGTCGGATTGGAACCTCCTCCAAGACCGGCTTGAGAGTCTGCTGTAAGAATTGCTTTTATTGCTGTTTCATCACCACTTGAAAGACCAAGAGCAGTTCTTGCTTGAGTAAATGTTTGCTCACCTTTGGGTTGCAAAGCAACAGCGTATCCGCCAGCGCTTGGCTGAAATGCCCAACTACCCGCTGGAACAGATGGGGCATAATAAGGATTTGGTTGACCGTTCTTAAGAGGATTTCCGATAGCCGGATGAGAGGAGTGCGTAAATGTTCTTAACCCGCTAAAAATAGTTACGCCAGTGCCGTTACCGCCAATAGTTGTAGCATTTAAGTTTCCGGTTTGATTACCTTTTGACCAACCAGAAAAAGAATTACTTTCAAAGCCAGCATCAGATATTGGAGTTGGATCTTCGTCTGCTCTGACTTGCTGTATCGGGGCAATAAGTCCCATGAATGCCAATGCGAATGGCAACCATGATATTTTATTTCGGAAAGCCAAACTAACCTTACGAGGGGTATTCATTTTATTCCTCTATGAAAATACATTCACCTGGGCAATCTTCAGCCGCATCAATAACATCGGCTAGCCTATCGTCTGCGAAAGAAGCCAACCCACTTGCGCCTTCTGGGTTCCCTCGCAACTTTGAATATACTTTCCCATTCTCTTGAACATACGCCAACCCATCCTCCAGCATGATGAACACATCCGGAGCTATTTCTGCACACAGTCCATCGCCAGTACATAAGTCTTGATCAATCCAAACCTTCATTACTTTTTGCCATTTCTCTTCTTTAAAAGCGCATCAAAGTCTTTAACTTTTGTTTCGCCCATATAACCCCACGCATAGCCTTCATCAATCAATGTTTGATTGATAGACACTTTGTTGTCATCAAGAAATACCCAACCCAAAATACGACCATACTTTTCTGAACTGTCTGGCTTTTCGGTTTTGATAACAATATTTGTTGCAGCATCAATTGCTTTTTTTAATCTGTCTTTTACTTCCAACCCCAAAACTTTTTCGGCTTTATCTGTTGTACGAGATTCAGGTGTATCAATACCGGCAAGACGAACACGCTGGGTATAAGAAATACTGAATCCCAAATCAATGTCAACATCAATAGTGTCCCCATCAACAACTTTAAGAACTTTCTTTACACGGTATTCGTACATCAGCCGCCTTCCAGGTGATCAGGAATACCGTTACCATCCTTGTCTTCTTGTGATTTTTTTGATTTCATTCCGTTTGACATGACCAGACCACCAAGCGAACCGGTAAGGAATACGGTCAATGTTTTGAGCAAGTCAATAAACGCAGAGTCGTTAGGTGATTGTTGTCCGAGTGGCTGGGTAACAAACATCAAAGCATAAACAAAGCCAATGACTGTTATGGCAAAAACTGCTGCCAAAATAATGGCTACAGTAAAAATCATTCGGGCGTGAAGTTCATCCCCTGTATAACGCTTTTTATCATAACTCATTATGGAGCCTCCTTGAGCACATCTTTTGTGCATATCCCATCCGGAACACAGATCGGCGGATTGCATTCTGGTTTTTCCCAGTTTGCATAATCTTGACATTCATAGCGATAACGAGAACATCCGCTTAGAGCAAACACGGCTATAAATATAGCTATAAATACAAAAATTCGGGCCGGTTTATTCATGCCTATATTATAACTTAATAGTTGTTTTTAGGATAAATAAAAAACACTTTTACCTTTAAAGGCGATACGAGAAGCTGCTGTTTCACTACGCAATATGATACTATAGTGCAATGAAAAATAAACAAGGTACTGAATGGTTAAAAGCCCTCAGAACAATGAGGGTAAAAGCTTATTGGAATAAAGCAAACACCATAGAATTTTTAGCATTTGTTATCAAGGCTTGTATTATTATTCCTGGTTTGTTGTTTGATATTGAAATATGGTGGTTATACATATTTGCTTTAATCTCTAGTGTTGGACTAATATGGTCATCAACCGTAAAAACTATTCCAACGCTAATATGGTTTAATATATTGTGGTCAATTTTGGCAATTACGGCAATAATTAAACACTACCTATAGTATGAATGTAGTTATTGTCGGTGGCGGGACTGCGGGTTGGATGACTGCTCTTTACGCGCAAATAATCTATCCAGATACAAATATAGTTTTAATTGAAAGTGACGAGATTGGCATATTGGGTGCTGGCGAAGGAACAACTCCTCACCTTGTTGGGTTTTTTGATTTTTTAGGAATACCATTTTCTGATTTAGTTAAAAATTGTAATGCAACCATAAAAAACGGTATTAAATTTACAAATTGGTCAGCAAACACACAATATTATTACCATCCATTTGCTTCGTATTCGTCTGCATCTGAAACACACTCTTATAGATTAAATCCATTTATAGAAAAAGACACATGTTTTTCATTAATATATTCAGCACAATTAAAACATAAATTTAATGAACACGTATTTTATCAACAAATGTCAGACAATTTTTGCGTGCCTTTTATTGAAAACGATAAAATTAATGTGAGTAATCCACTAGAAAAATTTGATAACTACGGTCTGTGGTCTTTACATTTTGATGCACGAGTTCTCGCCAAATTTTTAAGACAAGTTGGAGAATCAAGAGGGATTAAAAGAGTTGAGGGCGTGGTGAAAGAAATTAAAAATAATGATGACAATTACATTACGTCACTCGTAGTAAACGATATAATAATTCCTGTTGATTTTGTATTTGACTGCAGTGGTTTTAGACGTTTAATTATTGGTGATTTTTATAAATCTAAATGGAAATCACACGCAAAACATTTACCAGCCAAACGAGCCATTCCATTTTTTTTACCAATAGATAAAAAGATACCTCCATATACAGAGTCAATAGCAATGAATTATGGGTGGATGTGGAAAATACCATTGCAGCATAGATATGGATGCGGCTATGTATTTGATTCTGACTTTATTTCTGATGATGAGGCTAAAAGAGAAATTGATCAATATATTGGTTTTGAAACCGACTCGCCCAAAACATTTTCATTTAATGCAGGATGTTATGAAAAGGTTTGGATAAAAAATTGTCTAGCAATAGGGCTATCTGCTGGTTTTTTAGAACCGCTAGAAGCAACATCTTTATGGCAAGCAGTATCTACTTTAAAGTATTTTTTTACATTGCATAGAAACATAGATAATGTTCATGAGTATGTGCGTGATGGACTAAATCAAACATACTTGCTCGCAACAGAGGAAATAGTTGACTTTATATATATCCACTATCTAACTAATAAACAAAATACAGATTTTTGGAAAAATTTTAAAATAAATAACAAAACTCCAGAAGCAGTAGAATACCTACTTGAGCTTGTAAAAGACGGTGGCTATATAAGTAATTCCAAATATCTAGAACAATCGTTTAGTGTGCATAGTTATTATCATGTGATGTATGGTCAGGGCATTCTTACAAATGAACAATTATTAAAATATGCCGAGTTTCTACCAGTAGACCACACTCAAGAGTATTTAAAAATTTTAGAAGAACAAAAAATTACAGTGCCTTATTGCACTAACCATTATGATTTCTTACAAAAACTTAAACATTAAAAATTACTTAAAACTTTTTTTAGCACGATGTTCTTTGCGATAGCCGTTATTAAAATGCTTTGTCCATTTCAGTGTTCGTCTATATCTATTAACTTCTGATAATTCACGAACTTCATATTTGTAAGGTTGTCTTTCAAAAGGAATAACCTGAAACATAGGAGTACCTGCGGTAATTACCCCATTAAAACCTTTTTTAATGTAAAAAGGGGCACCACTTACATTGACCATAAATCCAGAATCAGTGTCCATAACGCCACTTGATGTCGTAAAGGGTAAATCCAAACGGTTTAAAGGATGAGTGATTAACACGCTTGAATTTGGTTCAGTGTTTATTTGCCACCTTAATAACCATACAAACTCTAATGGAATATACGAATTGTCCATCGTTAAAGAATATTTATTATTGTACTCACGAGTTGCAATTGGTGCTGGCTCGGAAGCAAATTGTACGACAACTTCATACTCTCCATTGCTTAACTCTTTAGTGTCTATTGATACATCACAATGGAGTACTGCCATGTAACCAAAATTAAACGCATCTAAAACGGGAGCACAGCGTTTAACCGTTGCATTATCAATAGAACCTCCCGATAAAATAGGAGTTCCTGTTTTGTAAGACGACATGTTTATGTACCACTCAGGAATATGCAAAGATGCAGGCTCAAACTGCAGAGGCGTTGCAGGATTTTCTTTATCTGATGGTTCAAACCATATTTTTTTTATTTGTTTTATGTCTGTATCCTAACTTTAGTTTGATTGATTGACAACCCAGCAATGGTTTATTTCATCCCAATCATACTTGGGAGTCAGTTGATCTGTAGGATATGGCGTTGGCGGACCCCACCATTGTGGCGTATTGGCCATTGGTGTTAGCAACGTTTTAGTGTTTAGTTTAACCCAGTCAGAATATGGAGAAGGTTCAACAAAAAAACCATTGTCATACATGTAACCAACACCTGCTGGATTGTCTATAGTAGTTTCAAAATAGTTTTCTCTATTTGGCTGTTCATCTAACCAGTCTAAATCTTCAACAACTTCAATATTGACAACTACGCCGTTTTCAACAACAGCAAACGTACTCATTTACTGAACCTATAGCGAATAACTACCGCTCCTGAGTTCCCACCAGAGCCTGAAAATTCGTTACCACCAGCACCACCGCCACCGCCTTGTGCTTTATCACTATTCAACCCCCAGCCACCTGTGATGTTACGAGAACCTGATACAGCAGTAAAACTACCAGCGCCACCATGATTTGGTGGCATAGCCCATGAACCGCCACCACCGCCCGTAGATTGATTTCCTAAACCAGTTGATGTGCCACCGCTACCACCAGTCCACTCGGCACGCGCACCACCACCACCAATAGATATAGAATTTGTGCCGCTTGGTATAAGAATATTTGATGTACCTAAACCGCCAGTACCACCATTACCGCCAGGTTCGCCCCAGTTCCATCGGTAAGAACCACCACCACCACCACCTTGAACACTAGTCGTGGCGTAAACTCTTGGTTTTCCACTTACTACAAAATCAGCGGAACCAGTAAATACATGGGTTTTATACTTAACTCCGTTTATGGAATCAATTGTGACAGTACCACCAGTTGCAACGGGGGCTTGATATCCATCAACAGAGTTGGAAACTAAACCAGTATCAGCTATCTTTCTGTGCGACAAAGAACTTTCAGAAACATACCCACCGCACCTATGTCTAGCAAGGTTTCGCATAACTTATGCGATCCGGTTAATATACCCAGAGAGTGTAATAACATTTGCTGTTGCAGCAAATGCTTTCAATACCTTGCTGTTTGTAAGCAATAGACCAGGCACTACAAGAACTAGTCCTGCTTTTGATACAACAGTTGTAATAATGTTTTGGTCAGGGACTGTTGCTCCACCGTACTCTATTGTTAAAACAACATCAGCGCTGTTACCGTTGTAAGCATAAAGCCAAACCTCGTCAAGAGCCGAAGCGTGTGCTGTATGAATTGTTGTACCAGCTGTAGCAGTTTGAACGACTTTAATGGGTAGACCATCTGTACTTTCTGATAATTTTATTTTACTAAATGTTGCCATGTTTTATCTCCTATGTTATCCGAATACTTGTGAACTTAATATTGCCTGATCGCTATCAACAGGTGTTCCAGCAGTGCCGCTAGATGCCGCAGTCAATCTACCTTGAGCATCAACCGTAATATCAGCAGTTGTGTATGTTCCAGCTGATACTGCTGTATTTGCAAGTTTAGCAGATGTAACAGCAGCATTTGCAAGCTTGTCAGTAGTTACGTTAGCATCCAAAATCTTAACAGTTGTAACAGCATCACTTGCAAGTTTAGCAGCTGTTACGTTTGCGTCTAAAATCTTAACAGTTGTAACAGCATCACTTGCAATTTTTGCTGCAGTTACGTTAGCATCCAAAATCTTAACAGTTGTAACAGCATCACTTGCAATTTTTGCTGCAGTTACGTTAGCATCCAAAATCTTAACAGTTGTAACAGCATCACTTGCAAGTTTAGCAGCTGTTACGTTTGCGTCTAAAATTTTTGCTGTAGTAACAGCACTGCTTTGTATCATTGCTGCTGTAATAGTGTTGTTAGAAATAACTCCCAGAATTGAACCGTAAGCCAAAGAAGTCCAAGCCGTAGTGCCATCACCAATCTTGTAATAAGTGGTATCTGTCTCTAGACCCAGCTCTCCCGCTGCAAGAACAGGGTTAGCAGCAGTCCAAGCTGCAGCAGTATCTCTACGAAATTGAATTTGAACTGGCATTAAGCTCCTCCTCCATTAACAGCACTCATTACATAAAACTGAATTGTGTCAGCACTACCGCCATCTAAAGCAGTAGTACTTAATACAGGATTGATAAGAGTTGAAACTCCTATCAATGTCCATGCATAACCGTTATAGATCCAATTTTTTCCCGCATTTGAAAATGTATCATTCAAAGCCGGAGAATTTGGAAAGTCTATTGCAGCCATATATTTATTATCTCACACTTTTTATTATAAACGCAAACCTTATTCTGGTGCAACAATTTCAACCCAGGCCAAGGTTTCTTCATTCCACGACCACATGCCTTCTGCTGGTCGGGCTACAGGTGCTTGCCAATCATGATTTGAATCAAGTGTCCAAGATGGGAAAGGTTTTGGGGCTACAAATACATCTGCTTCAGTATCATAAGTAAAACCAATACCTGCGTATTGTTTACGGATGGTGTTGTTATACGAAGTGCGTTTGCAGGTCAAGCCTTCATGCCATGGTTGAGAAGCATAAAAAGCTTCCCATGCTTCTGATGACCCGCCGACAACAGTGCCATCGGTATCTGTTTGTGTCTCTGTTTCATCAACACCTGTGATTACTTTAACCACAATATTTTCGGAATTAATAAATGCGTAATGTGCCATAGTATCTCCTATTATAACTTAATCTTTGAATTATGTCCAATTGTAGTATACTAGTATACAAATATGGATGAAAAAATTATATCAAAAAGACTTAGTATTTGCTTTGATTGCCCCAGATTAGCTAAAACATTGTATATATGTAATGAATGTAGGTGTTTTATGAAAGTTAAAGCTCGTATATTTAATCAAAAATGCCCTCTTGGCAAATGGTAAAAAATAATTTAAATTATCAAGATTCAATATTCATTGGCTCCCAAGATAAATTTTCTTCTGACCACCAATAATACCCTTCTGGCTTTGGCAGTGGAGAAACCCAATCATAATATTCATTTAAAATCCAAGATGCGTAAGGTTGAGGCGCAATAAATACATCTGCTTTTGAATCATATGTATAACCTTCATACGCACACTGTTTACGAAAACGATGATTAAAAGAAGTTTGCACCCAGCGCCCTTTTTCTTTAAATATTGTATTACAAAAATCTATACCTAGAGATTCTTGCTCAACTCCATTTTTATCTGTTATCACATCATTATTTATTACAATTGTTTTTACAACAATGTTATCTTCATCAACTAATGCAAATGTAGCCATATTATTTAACTCCAATTAAAAGTGCCGCTACCGGTGTATTTATACACCGTGTACGATCCCGAAGTTGTAATTGTCGGAGATCCAGTCGTGGTAACTGTTCTTTGCGATACAGCCGATGTAAGTGCTCTAAAAATAACGACACCACTTGCTCCACCGCCACTGCCACAGTTGTTAAACGTGCCGCCTGCACCACCACCGCCTGTGTTTGGGGTTGCTGAAGGTGTTGTGTCGCTAGTGACGCAACCGTTTGCCCCACCGCCAGCGCCGCCAGCACCACCACCGCCAGCGCCGCCAGCGCCAGCACTTCGGCCACCACCGCCACCGCCTGCATAATAAGTGCTAGACCCAGTTATGTCACTTAAAGTACCATTACCACCGCTTCCGCCATTTGGACCAGAGCCGCTATTTCCGTTAGCGCCATTACCAGCGCCTCCACCACCACCTGCGGTGTCTCCACCGCCACCATTTCCCCCAGTTCTGTTTGTTCCAGAGTTTGCGCCAGCATTACCGCCACCACCACCGCTATTGTACTGTCCAGCTTCGCTGTTGTAACCTGTGCTTCCTAAACCAGCACCACCACCATTGCCACCCCTAACAGCAGAAGTAGAAAAAGCAGATGAACTGGAACCCCCACCACTAACTGTGATTGTGTATGTGTCTCCAGCTAATATTGCTGTGGATAATGTCGCAACCTGTCCGCCACCGCCTCCTCCGCTACCATTGCCACCCGGATCTCCTCCGCCAACACCACCGCCACCGCCACCACCGCCAACAATAAGCGCATCAATACTCAATGTTGGTAAAGTTGTAAAGGAAACAGCAGCAGAAGCGGCGCTATCACCATTGCTATTTACCGCTTTTAATTTAATGTATTGTAATGTTCCAGCAGTTAAACCAGTAACTGTTATTGGCGTAGAAGCATCTACTGGGTCTAGTGCAGAGAAAGCACCATAAGTAACATTATCTGTTGAAACAGCAAATTTGTAGTTCGTTATAGAAGCACCATTTGCCGCACCAGCGGTGAAAGCAATAGCAGCAGATGAACCAGTAATGCTTGAAGCACTCAAAGAAGTTGGTGCGCCAGGAACGCCTTCAGTTGTGAAAGTAACAGCACTTGAAGCAACAGAGTCACCTACCCCATTCACTGCTTTTAATTTAACATAATATTCTGTGTTCATTGATAAACCAGAAACAGTTATCGGGCTTGTAATATCTACTGGGTCTAACGCAATAAAAGACCCGTATGTGGAACCACCATCAGTAGAAAGAGCATATTTGTGGTTAGTGATCGCTGAACCGTTGTCTGCCCCAAGGGTAAATGAAATTGCAGCAGAAGTAGTTGACGCAACAGCGCTTAAAGATGTAGGAGCTTCTGGTGGAGCTATTGTTATAGTTATCCAGCTAGTACCATCCCACACCTGAATCTTTTTAGTATCAGTCAAGAAAACTAATTGACCCGTAAAAGGACTGGTAACAGCAGTATCTCTATTGGCGGCTGTGGTAACAGTTACTGCTGAAAGAGTTGTTCCAAGTTTTGCTTGAGTAACCGCAGCATCTAAAATCTTTGCTGTAGTAACAGCATTGCTTGAAAGTTTATCAGCTGTAACATTTGCATCTAAAATCTTTGCTGTAGTAACAGCATTGCTTGAAAGTTTATCAGCTGTAACATTTGCGTCTAAAATCTTTGCTGTAGTAACAGCATCACTTGCAATTTTAGCAGCAGTTACGTTTGCGTCTAAAATTTTTGCTGTAGTAACAGCATTGCTTGCGATCTCAGCAGCAACGATTGTGCCATCAGCGATTTTGGCGGCTGTAATGGCCCCATCTAAAATCTTTACTGTTGTAATAGCATTTGCTTCTATCTGAGTAGAAGTAATTACTCCACCACTTAAAACCCATTTTGTTCCGGTCCATGTGTATGTGCGAGATCCTACTGTAAAAGTATCGTTAGTTTCGGGAGAAGAAGGAAAAGTAAAAGCCATTATGCCCAACTCACATTTCCAGAACCAGAAGTAATAGTTGTAACCTTGTTTGAACTAACATTTGCGGTGGAACCCGTTAAACCTGCACCGATAGTGATTGTGTAAGCAGATGGGTAACGAAGAATAACTACACCGCTACCGCCTGCTGCGCCATAACTAAAAGCAGTATCTTGCGGACCACCAGCACCGCCACCGCCACCACCAGTGTTTGTTGTCCCCGATGATGCTAAAACAAGACCAGACAAGCCACCAGCACCGCCACCACCTTGACCGCCTGCCATAACAGCATTACCAGGATTATCAGTTGACCCAGCAGCGCCACCGCCTGCGTAATAAACACTTGAACCAGAAATTGTTGTTGCTACACCTATAGCACCAGGAGAACCATAATAACCACCTAAAATATTATTCCCAGTTCCACTATTGCCAACGGCTCCAGCACCACCACCTGAACCGCCGTATGCACCAGTACCGCCAGCAAAACCTTGATTTGCGGTACCGCTACCTGGTGAGCCTAAATATGAAACACCACCACCCGAACCGCCAGTTGCACCAGTTACGTTTTGACTTCTAGATACTGCACCACCACCACCAACCGATGTAATGGTTGAAAAAACAGAATTGCTACCGTTTACTCCAGCCGTAGTAACGTCTGGACCGCCTCCGCCACCTGCACCAACAGTCACTGTGTAGTTGGTGCTTAGTGAGGGGGACAACGCTGACTCTAAAGAACCACCGCCGCCTGTTGCTGTAACGGTTGAGCGTAGACCACCTGCTCCACCACCCCCTGCGTAATAACCAGTGCCTCCGCCGCCACCGCCAGCAACAACAAGATAATTAACAACCAATAAAGGATTGGTACTAAACGAAACGGCAGAAGATTCTGCTCCTGTACCAGAACTGTTAACTGCTTTTAGTTTCACATAATAAGAAGTGTCGGCTGTTAAACCAGAAATAGTTATTGGACTTGTTGCGTCCGTAGGGTCTAGTGCAGTGAATGACCCGTAAGTTGAACCGCCATTGGTTGATAAAGCGTATTGATAATTTGTGATTGCAAAACCATTATCCGAACCTGGTGTAAATGAGATAGCAACAGAAGTTGTTGTAATACTTCCAGCACTCAAAGAAGTTGGAGCATCAGGAGTTGAGAGAGTACCGATTGAAACAGCAGATGACGCAACAGAATCACCTAAATCATTGACCGCTTTAAGTTTGATGTAATAAGTTGTTGCGGCTGTTAGCCCAGAAATAGTAATCGGGGTAGTTGCGTCTGCTGGGTCTAGCGCCGTAAATGAGCCATAAGTTGAACCACCGTTAGTAGAAAGAGCGTACTTATAATTTGTAATAGGTGAACCATTTGCCCCACCAGCGGTGAACGCAACAGAAACAGATGTCGTACCCAAAGCCGTAGCGCTTAGCGAAGTTGGTGTTTCTGGTGGTGCGAGACTTACATTCACCCAAGATGTTCCATCATAAAGTTGAATTTTTCTGGTGTCCGTCAAAACAGCAAGTTGCCCTGTAAACGGAGTGGGGATATCTGTATCCCTGTTGGCTGTAGTGGTTACAGTAACTGCTGAAAGATTGCTAGCAAGTTTTGCTTGAGTTATTGCGTTAGCCGCAACTTTTGCAGTCGTCACATTGGCATCCAGAATCTTGGCTGTAGTGACATTGCTATCTAGAATTTTGGCTGTTGTAACTGCGTCAGAAGCAATCTTGGAGGCTGTCACATTAGCATCGGCAATTTTTGCTGTTGTAACTGCATCAGCAGCAATCTTGGCGGCTGTCACATTAGCATCCAAAATCTTTGCGGTTGTAATTGCGCTATTGGCAATCTCAGCAGCAACAATAGTTCCATCCGCAATTTTTGCGGCTGTAATAGATCCATCTGCTACATCTATGATAGCAGTAGCAATAACCAATACCCATCTAGAACCATTATAAGACCATGTTTTTCCACCGGCGGAATAAACTTGATTTAAAGTCGGGCTATCAGGAAAGTTTAAAGCCATATGCCCTCTATAATACTTCTTTAATGGTCAAAGGGCAAATCATAATGCCCAACTCACATTTCCGCTACCAGCAGTAATTGTTGCCCGTTTGTAGCCACCTGACGCAGATGACTCTGTGCCAGTAAGTCCTGCACCGATAGTGATAGTAAATAATTCTGGGTAGCGAAGAATGACTACACCGCTACCACCTGCTGCGCCATTACCGCCACCATTGCCGCCACCTGCGCCACCACCTGCACCAAGATTTGTTGTACCCGCAATAGAATTTACAACGTTTGCACCTTTTCCTCCAGCACCTCCGCCACCAGTGCCTCCTGGACTAACAGAACCACTAGTTTCATCATCAATTCCACCTCCACCGCCACCAGCATAAGTAACACTTGAACCAGTTATTGATGTTGCTACGCCTGCACCACCAGCACCGATGGTTGCACCAGAAACCCCAGCCGTAGAAGCACCTCCACCTCCACCTCCACGCCGTGCAGTGTAACTGCCAGTATGATAACCAGCAGCGCCTGCAAAACCTTGATTTGCTGTACCAGTACCACCTGAAGAAAATTCATTACCACCATTACCACCACCTGAACCACCGTTATTGTGCGATGAAGGGCTAGCAAAACCGCCGCCGTTACCACCACCGCCACCACCGATTGAAGTAATAGAATCAAATGTAGAATTAGAACCTTTTCCAGGAACCCCAGTTCCAGGTGAATATAGCCCTGCCGTACCACCCGCTCCAGTAATCAGCGTATAACTTGTACTCACGGCAAGTGTTAACGCTGTTTCTAATGCACCCCCACCCCCTGTTGCAGTGACAGTTGAGCGTAAACCGCCACCACCACCGCCACCTCCGATATTACCGCCTCCACCGCCACCACCAGCGACAACAAGGTAATCAACAGTAAGCACTGGTGGTGCTAAACTTGTCCAGTTGCTACCCATAACGGCGTTTCTTTGCTCTTTCAAAGACCAAACGCCAGAAGCGCCAGAACTAGATGGAAACTGCGCCATTTACGAGATCTCCTCGTAAGAGCACACCGCCTCAAGGTCAGAGTTTGCATTTGCCGTTAAACGAAGTGAATCACCCTCTTCTAAATAAATAGGTTTAGAAATAATATCCAAAGTTGCATCTGCGGGAACATTCACTGTTTTAGCAATATGATAAGCCGTTGAAGAACGGTATAGATCAACATTAATATCCGCATTATTTGTGCCATCAACATTAGAAACATAAAGAGCATTAACTTTAAAAACTTTTCCGCTAGACCCAGAATTAGTAACAATCGCTGTCGCAGAAGTTGTTACAGCTTGAACTGCTGTTTTGCCCGTAATCGTTGCTACGTTAACTATATTCGGTGCTGCCATATTTCTCCTTAACCAAAGACAATTGCCATAGCAATTGCCTTACCAGTTGATGCTTTAGTATCCAATTGTGTTTGAATTGCACTTGTAACTCCGTCAAGATATCCAATTTCTGTGTCAGATACATTGGCTACCACTGCCTGTTTGTTATTTAATTGTGTTTGAATTGCACTTGTAACTCCGTCCAAATATCCAATTTCCGTATTAGAGACATTGGCCACCACTGCTTGTTTATTATCTAATTGCGTTTGGATAGCGCTTGTAACTCCATCCAAATATCCAATTTCTGTATTAGAGACATTGGCCACCACTGTTTGATAAACAGTTGGTGTACTCCATTTTAAACCAGTAGCAGTGCTTGTGTCAACTACGAGTACCTGATCGTTTGTGCCTGTTTCTAATCTTGCAAGAGTGTCGTTGGCTGTTCCAACAAGTAAATCACCTTTGGCATCAACAACTGTATTTAATGAACCTGGTGGAACTGCACCAATTTCTGCCCAATTAGAATTATAATAAACGTAGGTCCCGCCATCTGAAGAGTTAAACCAAACTTGACCCAAAGCAGGAGATGCTGGGGCTGTATCAGAAACAGTTACTACTGTCCCACCCCCGCCAACTTCAATCCACTGTGAATCATAATAAATGTTTGTAGCACCAGCGTTTGAATCAAACCATAATTGACCGATTGCCGGAGAGCTTGGAGCCGACTCAGAAACACTTGCAACACCAGGAGAAGCACCGATCTCAATCCACTGAGAATCATAATAAACGTAAGTTTGGGCTGTATCGGACTCAAACCACACTTGCCCCGCTACAGGAGCGCCTGGAGCAGTCTCAGAGATGGTTGCACCACCTGCACCAAGGTCTGTATATGTGCTTCCGTCATTTGTGAATTGCCATTTGTCTGTAGATTCATTCCACCGAATTTGAACATTTGTTGATGTTCCTCTTTCAACTTCAACACCGGCATTTAATGTAGGTGTGCTTACTTCACCAGAGTTAAGGAGAATAAAATTATCTTCAACATTAAGATTTGCAGTATTGAGAGTAGTAGTATTCCCACTAACAGTTAGATCACCAGTAACGATAAGATTGTTAGGTATAGTAACATTGGCTGGCAAGCTTATCGTAACAGCTGCGCTTTCAGAACCCGAACCAGATACGGTTATTTCATTTGCAGTTCCAGCAATCGTAGCAACATAGTTGCCTGTTGTGTCTGATCCTAGAGCGATAGAGCCAGATATAGCAAGCGTACCGCTTGCATCGGGGAGGCTAACAGTCCTGTCCGCTGTTGGGTTTACAACTGTTAAAATTGTTTCAAAATCATCAGCTGTGCTACCTTCAAAATAAATTACATGGGGTTCTGGAAGATAGATGCCATGAATAACTGGAGTTTGACCAGTTGCAGTAATGGTTGGTCCATTAATAATCGGGGTCGTAAGTGTTTTATTAGAAAGCGTCTGTGTGCTGTCTAAATCAACAGAGAGTGCATCGTTAATTAAATCTTTATTAAGATTAGGCATATTCTACACCGCTAATGGTAAATGTAACAGCATTTGCTGTAACTTGATCTACATAGATTTTACTATTAGCAGGTATAACTACTGATGTATTATAATACACAACATTATTTGCCAATACAGTAACATTGCTTATCACCTTGTTATTAGCCGCAGGGGAAGCAGCCCCTACAAGAATATGAATACTGCACACAGCGTTAGAGCTGGTTGTATTACAAAGGTTAATATTTTTGATAATTGAATAATCACCAACAGTATTTGCTACCGAATAAACATTAGAACCCGTAGAACTAGTTCCTATATAAAAACTTTTTGGTGTTAGATTAGCCATTTATACCCCCATCCACATTAAAACTTCATTATCGTAAGTTGTGGTATTCATATCTTGTATAGTAATTGCATCAAGAACATGATCTACAAGTGCTCCAGAGTTATGAGCAACAGCAGTTGTGCCATCATACCCTCTTTGAGATACTGTAAAAACATTAGTTGATCTAGACGAAATTAAAACTTTTTCTTCTGAAGCAACACCGCGATCAATAACTACAACAAAAGGGTTGTCGCCGCTTGGGTAAGTAGAACCGTCTACTGCGGTAAAAGAAGTTGCTGAATTAGACAATGAAGAAGCTAATGCTGTCTGCAATACTGCGCCATTAAATTCTCTTCGCAACATGATATCTCCTTAATCTATGCTGATATCAAGATCGCCTGTCGCAATTCTTAAAGTATCTCCAGCATCTGTTGTTTTATTCGTAGTAAGTGTCCCATGAACAAGCATATTGCCCGATGTTGAAGCATCAAATATGGCAATAGCTACTGTCGTAGCGGCTGGCATTCCGG